AGTAATGTATCTTTAAAGACATAATACACTATTTATTGTACCATATTTTTAATGATTTGTCAAGCATTATTTTTAATTAATTTACATTGTCCTTTAAACTGTACCAGCACGGTCAAGTTTCTGCACTAGTTAAGTCCTTGTTTTCATTATAGATTCTGTTCTAATAACTAGGGGTTATATAAGGTTCTAATTTTACTCTTTTTTGTGTCTGAGTAGTAACATACAGCGGCGCACACGACGACGACCCTCCCCCGTCCCTTCGCAGAGTCGCAAAATGCAACGCAAAAAGCAATGCAAGATACAATGCAGAATGCAATGCAGATAGCTACGCAGAATGCAAGGGGTGTGGGTCTGGGTTGGTACTTCACAGGTACTCAACAGTACTACCAAAGTACTGTATAAACATACAGTGTAGTATCTGATAATACCCGTATTTTGAAACAAACGACCATGCTCTAGCAGGCCGCACAGTGGCCATAACGGGACGTTACAAAAAGGCATATCACGCTATTCGTTACCTGTACCGTTCAGTATAGAGCAATACAGAGCCTGCTAGACCCATGTGGATAACTTATTCACAGTTGGATAACCTGTTGATAAGTGATGTTTTTAGACTTGTCAATACCTTCAGCATTTATTTTGTGAATGTTCACTATTCAAAATGATGATTAGACAAACTGGATCGGTTCACCTAATCTATACTCAACCGGCAACAAAAGCCCCTGAGTGGATACCCACAACGGAAAAGGCGAGTAGTGTAAGCCCAACCATGCTAGCGATGGGGTTTCAGCTAGGCTTCGCAGAGAGTAAGTAGCGGTGGCGTGGGCGTATCGTCTGAGGGTATCCAAAGACGCATAAACGAACTACGGCAAACACTCAAACACACGGAAGCAGCCGACTCACCCAAACTTTAGCGAGTCACAGCGTGTTAGCAATGGGCAGACAATCCAAAGCAAAAACGGCAGGCAACGTTAAAGCTAAGGCGGCGGGTGATTCATTAAAGAGTATTTATAAAGTGTTTTTTAATGAATCATTAACGAGGGTTTAACATGAGACAGAACTTTAAAGATCTCGCAAAAGTAGCAATCGATCGCTACAAAGATAAAAACTTTTGTACAGTTGCGGCGCTTGCTCTATCGCTCGATTGGTCATACGGCAAAGCGCAACGACACATGAAAAAATACGGAAGGCGGCACAGGTGCGGAATGCATCACTCGGTATGGTATCGAGCCTTAAAAGACGCTGTAAAGTGTGACAACAAAGAAATAAGCGACCTAACGCCAAACGGTTACGCTGGAATGACAATCAGCCGTTTTACAAAGGAGCGTCGGTCTGGTACGTTTTATGTAAGGACAAGAGGCCATGCTTTGTGTATTCGTGACGGTATCATCCACGACTGGACAGCAGACACAGCAGGAAGACGACGAATTATAAACGTTTACAAATTAGAGGGTTAATGAGGAGAATCAACAATGGACTTACAACACTGCACACACGAGGGACAGCACTCTTGGTGGGAATACGACGCTAGAGGCATCCCGCTATGTCGAGTCTGTGACAAGTGCGAGGAAGTAAAACTTGCTCAGTACCGAAGCGATGTACTCAGTAATTCTTTGTACTTAGCCGATGAACCTATAGAAGAGGAATTGTAACAGTTACAATTTTGAAACCAAACGGAGGAGGAGAATCAACAATGGCTATACTTATCACAGTGAAATATCTATCAGCAACAAACACCAAAGGCGCACGACTTAAAGCAATTATGGGGGATAGGCGAGGCGGTACAATAACAGCAATCTCACCGTTTGACGATGGATGCAACTACGGCAACCCTTGGAGAGCGGCAAAGAAAGTCATCAGCAAGTGGGAGAAAGAAGTAGACTCCAAATATGACGGCGGTGAATGGGTGTTTGACTTGATCGGCGAAGATTACCAATACCAAGATATTATTAAGGCTTATTACAGACACGGAGAGGAGACACGATGAAACTACGGGAAGCGGTCACGCTATATATTGAAGGGCTAGAGTCACCGGCGAATGCTTGGGGGGTTCATTTCGTAAATGCCAACGGTAGGCTCGTAGAAAGCGATTCGTTTCTTCAATACCTTATGCAACACTTCGGACGAGACGCCGTTGATACTGAGTTAAATAAACGATTTAAGAGAGATGTAACATGAGCCCAATATTACTTGACATCACAATTTTATTCACCTTCTTCGCCTTGTGGTTTGGCTTCTGCTGGATACACGAGAGACTGACAACCAAGCCGAGAGGAGCAACACGTAAACCCGTCCGACGAGTCTAGAGGGACACTAGACGAAACGCCGCGAGGCGTCACGGGAATCCACCCGATAACTAGGAGTTATTACCATGACACATTACAAAGTACAATCTAAGAAAGCACCAGAGCCGTTAAACTACCGAGGACGTGGTAGCGCGTGGCGTGATCTGTTCGAGTCAATGAAGCCCGGTCAGTGGTTTACGCTATCAGAAGACGATAGATGCAAAACAAACGCGGCGGCGGTCAAACATCTAAGAGGTCGTTATACTCTTTACAGAATCGAAGATAATACGTATTGCTTTGTCAAGCTACGATAGGAGAAAACATCATGCATTTTACAGAGAAACGAGTAGCAGAATATTTTGTTGATGTAGTGCTACGTGATTCAGACAAGAGCATTAGCGTGTATGGTGAGGGTGAGGAAGCTGACGTTGAACGATCACGCGAGCACTTCACCGTCCTTGATCAGATGGGTGAATGTGACTACGACGATTTGGGCGTGTACAGCGATGACGAGGGCAGTTATGTCGCGTGGTTTCGTTTCACATATGGGAACGTCACCAACACCAGCGAACCCATCGAAGTTATATGCGACTATTCGGTGAGTGACTACAGCGACAGTATTTACAATCAAGTAGAGGAGATGACACAGTGAAAATCATGCGAGCATCTAAGTACTACGGGGTCGGCTACAGCGGCCTCGTATTTAAAATCAACGGTCTAGTCATCGACGTGTTCTTGACAGGCTACTTCAAGATCGGTACGTTCTATGTACCCGGCGACATCTACGGAGGTACGAGCCACGTCCTTGCTCTGGGCTGGCTACGTGTAGAAACAACCGAGGACATCGACAACCAATGGGAGTATATGTAATGTCAACAATGCTGCAACCCAACAACAAACCAGACATCGGTACAGTCGTGAGCTACACCGTGCAGGTCCAAGATGACATCTGGTCTGACGTGTGGACAACGGACGATCTGTACCTTGCAAGGGACTACATCGAGATGTATTCTGAGATAACAAACAAGTACTATCGAATTGTCAAGACTATAAAGGAGGTTTTGTGATGATTGAAACAGAACAGATCGACGACATCAAATTATTCGCTGACATTTCTGTTGACTACCACGTCGATGAATACGAGGACGACCTGACAGAAATCACCAGCGTCAAGTGGGGCGACGTAGAAATCCTACCGTTGCTGAGTGCAAACCAGATCGAAGACATCGAACAAATCATTATTTCTTACAGGCTTGACAGGCTGTATCGGACGTGGTAAAATCTATCTGTAAAGTCAACAGTAATGATACATTCATTATTAATTTTATTAAGGATTAACAGTAATGATTATCTCTAAAGATACAAAGATCAAGGAGATTGTTGAGTACGAAGTCAACAGTGTTACCCTAACGGAAGCGATGGGCATTGTTGCTACGTTCTTTGAGAATGTCCTGCAAGACATGGAAGAAGACGAGATCGATGAAATGTACATGAGCATGGGAGCAGGTAGAAATGGCCTTCACTGAGACACATAAACCCTGTCCTGACTGCGACAGCTCAGACGGTTTGAGCTACAACGACGATGGGTCAAGCAAGTGTTTTGTTTGCGACACGTTTACGCCAGCGGCGAAGGACAACATACGGGTATTGGGGGACGTTTCTCAAGAGTCTAAGAAGCCATCGTTCAGTCAGACTGAGCATCGTCTGATCACGTCAGAGTACCGTACCATCACCGACCGTCTCATCACTGGGACAACGGCTAAGCGTTACTCTGCGTTGAAGAACGGTGACACCATGACGTTTGGTTACTACGCCCCTGACGATCCAACAAAGCCTGTTGCTGCAAAGGTACGGACACCGGATAAGCGATTCAGTATCGTTGGTGACTGGAAGAACGCAGGGCTGTACGGACAACACCTGTTCCCTGAAGGTGGACGTTATGTAACCATCGTTGAAGGTGAGTTCGATGCGTTGGCGGCATACCAGATGACAGGCAGTCAGTATCCTGTTGTCAGTGTACGCAACGGTGCTACGTCTGCGGCGAAGGATTGCCGTCTCTTTTACGACTGGCTCAACAGCTTCGAGAACGTGGTGATTTGTTTCGACGCTGATGAACCGGGACAGAAGGCTGCAAAGGAATGTGCTGACCTGTTCGGTAACAAGGCCAAGATTGTTAAGCACACCAACGGTTACAAGGACGCGTGTGACTACCTGATCAACAACCAAGCTGACGCCTACACCAAAGCCTTCTGGTCAGCACAGCCGTATACACCTGAAGGTATCGTTGGTGCCGGTGAGTTGCGTGAGCTGATCAAGAAGCCACTGACGAAGGCCAAGGTGCAGTACCCTTTTGATGGACTGAACAAACACCTGTATGGTATACGCATGGCTGAGCTGGTGACGATCTGTGCTGGCTCTGGTCTGGGTAAGAGTACGTTACTGCGTGAGATAGTCAGCTCTATCATGGCGCAGTCCGAAGACAACCTTGGATTGATGTTCCTGGAGGAGACGCCTGAGCGTACCATGCGAGGTCTTGTAGGGCTGGAGTTGAACAAGCCTATCCACCTACCAGACTGCGAGTACGACGACACCGACATCGATCTGGTGTACGATACAATGGACTATGAGAACCGTGTCTACCTGTGGGAACACTTCGGTAGTAACGAGATTGAAAACGTACTGGGACGTATGCGATACTTTGTTAAGGTACTGGGGGTGAGGTACATCGTGCTGGATCACGTATCAATACTGGTGTCCGATCAAAGTAACGGGGATGAACGCCGCGCACTTGACATGATCATGACTAAACTGCGAACCTTTGTGCAGGAGATGAACATCTGTATGTTTCTGGTCAGTCACCTACGACGACCGGAAGGTAAGCAGTTGGAGGACGGTGCTGTAACTAGTCTGGGTATGTTACGTGGGTCTGCGTCGATTGCACAGCTATCTGATGCGGTCATTGGTGCAGAACGTAACAGTCAGGCTGACGACCCCATTGTCAAGAATACGACCGTGCTGCGTGTGTTGAAGAACAGGTACACTGGTAAGACAGGCAAGGCGTGTGAGGTGTTCTACAACGAAGCAACAGGACGACTAACACAACGAGAAGAAACCAAGGAGAAAGTTTTGTGAGATGTATAGCGTGTGACGTAGAGCTGACCGACTACGAGGCAACGAGGAGGTATGCTGTTAGCCAAGAGTTTGTAGACTTGTGCAACAGATGTTTGTCTGTTAGTCTAGACGACGGTGACGTTGTTGATCGAGCAGATCTGCGTACACTTGCTGACTTAGAGGAGACTATTTACCATGAGCAAGATTGGGAATTGGATATTGGAACAGGAACAGTTGATGGTGACACACGAGACCTTTGGTGACCCACAACGAGACAAACTTAACGAGGCGTACCGTGAATATATGTTACTTGGATATCGAAACAAGCTTGGATCACTCAACGATCTGGTGTGCAGTAACGAGTACGACGACAGGTATTCAAGTCCACACTACAGCCGATACTTTGCGGAGAGTGTTGAATGAAGCAGACAAAGTCATCGGACACAACCTTATTGGTTTCGATTGTCACGTTCTCGATCGTGTTTGGGACATACGTATTGCTCGGGATCGCGTTGTTGACACTCTTTACCTCTCCCGCCTGTACAACCCCAGCCAAGACGGAGGGCACTCTCTGCGTAACTGGGGAACAATACTTGGAGGAACAGGAAAACTAGACTTCACCGACTACGACGGTGGACTGACTGACGAGATGATCGAGTACTGTATCGCTGACGTTAACTTAACTGAGCGTGTACACCAATGGCTAGAGTTACAACTATCTGCCGAGGGATTCTCTCAACAGTCCATCGATCTTGAGCACCGTGTTGGTTGGATCGTGACTGAGCAGGAGCGTAACGGGTTCAAGCTTGACATACCCTTTGCTCACTCGTTGATGATGGATCTGATGTTTGAGATGAACAGTATCGAAGCTGAGCTGCAAGAGATCTTTCCACCTATCGTTGAAGAACGCTGGTCTGAGAAGACTGGTAAGCGTCTGAAGGACAAGGTAACTGTGTTCAATCCCGGTTCACGAAAGCAGATAGCAGAGCGACTGAAGGGACTGGGCGTGACGTTCAACAAGATGACCGAGAAGGGTAACATCATCGTTGACGAGAAGGTACTCGAAGGTATCGACAGACCAGAAGCTAAGGCTGTTGCACGGTACATGATGTTACAGAAACGTGTGGCTCAGATTGATTCATGGTTGGGAGCAGTAAAGGATGACGGCAGAGTACATGGCCGTGTCATTACCAACGGTGCTGTGACTGGTCGTATGACACACCAAAGTCCTAACATGGCTCAGGTTCCTGCCGTGTCTGCGCCGTTCGGTACTGAGTGCCGTCAGTGCTGGATAGTAGACGAAGGTAACGTATTGGTTGGCATTGACGCCAGCGGTTTAGAGCTACGTATGCTGGCTCACTACATGGATGACGAAGACTATACAAATGAAATCCTCAATGGCGATATTCATACAGCTAATCAACGAGCAGCGGGACTTGAGACACGACCTCTTGCGAAGACATTCATATATGCGTTTCTGTATGGAGCCGGAGATGCTAAGATCGGAGCTATCGTCGGAGGAAATAGTAATACTGGAAGAAGGCTTAAGGAAAGATTTCTTTCTAACACGCCAGCTCTTGAAAGACTTAGAGGAGACACTAGTAGACAGGCTGAATCAGGCGTACTTGATGGCCTCGACGGACGAAAGCTCAGGGTTCGATCGCAACACGCCGCGCTGAATACGTTATTGCAGGGAGCAGGGGCTTGTGTTATGAAGCAGGCAGTGGTACACTTAGCTGACAAGCTACGAAACATTCCACACAAATTTGTTGCCAACGTACATGACGAGTGGCAAATAGAAACACCAGCACACTATGCTGATACAGTCGGACGTATCGGTGTACGTGCAATCAGAATCGCCGGTGAGACATTAAACCTACGGTGTCCCTTAGACGGCGAGTATAGAGTAGGTAACAATTGGGCTGAAACTCACTAGGAGAAACTTATGGCTACAGCTAAACCACAACCCATCACTGTACGCGGTACAATTTACTGGTGTGAGCGTAACAAACTCAACAAGTTCAGTAACAAGTATCAAGTCCAGCTAGGTAACCTCAGCGAGAAAGCTGTTGAGGCTATCGAAGACATGGGTATTGCACCGAGCAACAAAGGTGACGAGCGGGAGTTCTTCATTACGATGAAGTCTAACAACCCTATGCGATTGACAGATGAGAACGGTGTCGAGATACCGGAGGATGTGTTGATTGCTAACGGTTCCGAAGCCGTTGCTGTTGTTGGTTACTACGATTGGTCTGTTGGTACTGGACGTTCACCGTCTATGATCAAGATGAAAGTAACTAACCTCATCGAGTACACTGACAACGCCGTCTCAGAAGAAGCTGCGTTGTGATACTTGTTGATGGTGACATTGTAGCTTATCGCTGTGCGTTCAAGTGCAACGATGAGTCAGAAAAGACTGCCTGTTATACTACGGGCAGTTTCTTATCTGATATGATCAGTCATCTTTATACAATGATAGATGGCGAACCAGACTACAAAGTCTACCTGACAGGTAAAGGTAACTTCAGACACGACATCGCTGTGACTGAGCCTTACAAGGGTAACCGTAAGGAAAAGGAAAAGCCTGTACACTTGGAAGCAATACGACAGTACTTGATCAAAGACTGGAACGCAGTGGTATCTGAGGGTGAGGAAGCTGATGACTTGATTGCTATCGACGCTACCGCCATCCCTGACAGTATCATTGTCAGCCTTGACAAGGACTTCAACCAAGTACCGGGCAAGCACTACAACTTCAACAAGCAGGATTTGTACAACGTCTCTGAGGATGAAGGACTGCTGTTCTTCTACCGTCAGATCATCATGGGTGACAAGGCCGATAACATCGTAGGAGTACATGGTATTGGTGAGAAGAAGTCACAGAAGTTACTTGAAGATCTGTCAGAGATTGAGATGTACAACAAGTGTATTGAGTTGTTAGACAGCGAAGAACGTGTCATCGAAAACGCTAGACTGTTATGGCTACGTCGTGAGCCTGATCAACTATGGGAGCCTCCTGTTGAAGAGAAGTAAAAGGAACATACCGAAAGGTTATGATAGCTGGTTTGAGTATGATCTACACAAGAAGTTTAAGCGATGTACTTACCACGGTGAAACGTTAACGTACACGCAAGTGAAGACATACGAGCCTGACTTCATCTACCAGAACGGTCAGTACACAATTTACATCGAAGCAAAAGGAAGGTTCCGTGACCGCGCAGAAGCGAGGAAATATGTTGACATCAGCAACTGCCTTGGCGAGAAGGAGGAGTTGGTATTTGTCTTCCAGAACCCAAGAACAGCAATGCCCGGAGCAAGACGTAGAGGTGACGGGACTAGATACACCATGCAAGAGTGGGCAGAGAAGCAAGGTTTCACATGGTACACACCAGAGACCTGCCCTGCCGGATGGAGTAAGAAATGAAGAGACATCTAGTAATACCTGATACACAAGTAAAACCTGACAGCAACACAGACCATCTGTATTGGGCTGGACGCTACGCCGCAGCAACTAAACCTGACGTTATCATTCATCTGGGGGATCACTGGGATATGCCAAGTCTCAGTAGCTATGACGTTGGGAAGAAGTCGTTCGAGGGTAGACGTTACACCAAGGACATCGATGCTGGCATTGACGCAATGAAACGATTCATGGAGCCTATCCAGAACGAAAGACAACGACTGAAGCGTAACAAGCATAAGACTTGGAAGCCTCGGATGGTGTTCTTGTTAGGCAACCATGAGCAACGCATTGAACGTGCCATTGAATCTGATGCCAAGCTCGAAGGTCTCATGTCATACGATCATTTCCTGCTGGAGAAGATGGGATGGGAAGTTGTACCGTTCCTTGAACCTATCATCGTTGACGGTGTTGCCTACTGCCATTACTTTACCAGTGGTGTCATGGGTCGTCCTGTGTCTAGTGCAAAGCTTATGTTGCAGAAGAAGTTCATGTCCTGCGTAATGGGTCACGTACAAGACAGAGACATTGCCTACGCTCGCAAGGCTGATGGTAGTAACATCACTGGATTGTTTGCTGGTATCTTTTATCAACACGATGAAGACTATCTAACACCACAAACAAACGGTAGTTGGTCTGGAATATGGATGCTCAACGAGGTAAACAAAGGGTCGTTCGACGAGCTTCCTGTTAGTATGAATTATCTTAGGAGAAAATACGGATGAGTATAGACGATGCAAGTCCAGAAGACTGGGACAGAGCGTACAAGAGACAGGTGGGCGGAAACCATTACTCACGTTATAACATTCAACCTATCGATTTTATTATTGATAATAATCTTGACTGGTGTGAAGCTAACGTGGTAAAGTACATCACTCGCTGGAGAGACAAGAATGGCCTTGAAGACCTACGCAAGGCAATGCACTACATTCAACTACTTATCGAGCGCGAGAGTTCAATGTGAAAAAACTTACCGTACTGCTGCTGCTGCTAACCGGGTGTGTTACTCAGGAAGAAGAGGAACGCATCTGCATTGACTACAAGATAATTTCGTATGAGACTGAAAAGTGTACGCCCTTATACGGGCAGCTTATTTGTCACGACGTGGTTAAAAAAACAGCAATCTGTACATTGTACCATGAGGAGAATTAATGGACGCTTATCAACAATACATCCACAAATCACGCTATGCTAGGTACTTACCAGATGAGCAGAGACGTGAGACGTGGGAAGAAACAGTAAATCGATACCTAAACTACTGGGTAGACAAAGTAAACCTCAATGACTTTGAACAATCAGAGATCTTCAAAGCTATCCATGACTTAGATGTTATGCCTTCAATGCGAGCACTGATGACAGCCGGTGACGCACTCGACCGTGACAACGTAGCTGGCTTTAACTGTAGCTACCTACCAATCGATCATCCTAAAGCCTTTGATGAGATGATGTACGTGTTGATGTGTGGTACTGGTGTTGGGTTCAGTGTTGAACGACAGTACGTAACTAAACTACCCGATGTTGCAGAGGATTTCCATGACACCGATACCGTTATACACGTCGCCGACAGCAAAATTGGTTGGGCTAAAGCCTACCGAGAACTTATTAGCCTGCTCTATTCAGGTCAACTTCCAAAGTGGGACATCAGTGGAGTACGTCCTGCGGGGTCCGCACTTAAGACTTTCGGGGGTAGAGCAAGTGGTCCAGAACCTCTTGTCGATTTGTTTACCTTTACCGTTGAGGTCTTTCGGCAAGCTGCTGGAAGAAAGCTTAGCTCCATCGAATGCCATGATATCTGCTGTAAAATTGCACAAATCGTTGTCGTCGGTGGCGTTAGGAGAAGTGCTCTCATCAGTTTATCTAATCTCACTGACGACAGAATCAGACGAGCTAAGTCAGGACAGTGGTGGCAAGATAACCCACAACGAGGACTAGCTAACAACAGCGCGTGTTACACAGAGAAGCCAGATTTTGAGGCGTTTTTAAATGAGTGGAAAAGTTTGTACGAGTCCCGCTCAGGAGAACGAGGTATGTTCTCTAGAGTTGCAAGTCAACGACAGGCTGCAAGAAATGAGCGACGAGATGCTACCTATGATTTTGGAACTAATCCATGCAGTGAGATCATCCTCAGACCCTACCAGTTCTGTAATCTTTCGGAAGTTGTTGTCCGGCAAACCGATAGTCTCGAAGACCTGTCAAGAAAAGTACGTATTGCAACTATCCTTGGGACTCTTCAGGCAACACTGACAGACTTCCGTTATCTGCGTAAAGTATGGCAGAATAACACAGAGGAAGAAGCACTACTAGGTGTATCGTTAACAGGCATCATGGATCACCCAGTGATGTCAGG